AAGGTGAAAGGCGCACCAGTGGAAGTAAAACTTCCTCGGAGAATCGATGATGTTGAAAAACTCATATATTTTCTCCTTATGCCAGTGTGCTTCGTAGATTGATGACCCATGCATCATTAGTGATGCGAGGGACCTGCGCCATCTTCCAACCAATCTCTGAGTTCAAAGCCAGAGGCCCTGAATACATAGGTGGACGGTAGACGAACTGAGCGGAATACCCATCTTGCTCAATGCACGCATAGGCTTCTCTACCGACGATGAACGTGTTGTAAACGTTCGCGCCGAGGGCAGAAGCGGAAGGCGTGATCGATCCTACAGAAGAGAGTAGGAATCGTGTATTGAACACGGCGCCATACTCGGCTTCGAGGACTGAGTTTTGATTGGGATAATTCCACTTTTGTATGAATGCACCAATGCTATCGAGCTGACCGATTAGATCGGTATGACCGAGCGCAAAGAACGCATCCCGAACAGGAGCTGTTCCGAACTTATCTTGTCCAGAAATTCCTGAGAGGAAGCTATATGCATTTGAACCACGAAGAGCACGGACGACATCCAAGATGTCTGGTCCTGTCATCTCCGTCGGGTTATCCATTTCTGTTACTTTTAATGACTTAAAAGCTATCTAACTATTTAAGTGGGTAGGCATTTCTGCTACCTCTCATGCTTTCACATGAGGCCCGACTATCGCTTAACTCTTTCGAGTTTCTGACCGCTTTAGTCTGTCACGGTCCCTTATGGGTTCCGCCTTGTCATCGCCGTCTTTCACGCTGCGAGTTCCAAGTCAATTAGGTCTGATTTTACAACGGCGATCCCACCGTTACCACCCGCCGTACAATTGATGAACGATGCGGTGGACGTTAACATGTCTCGAGTTAGTTGATCTTCTGTTTGTCTTAAACTAATTCCTAATCTATCTGTGAGCTCATTTAATACTGGATCTTGATTTTGCAAAGTAACTTGTTCGTTCAAGATAAGATATTGTCCATAGAATTGAATTGTCGCATCTATGTCAATAACAGTTGTAGTCACAGGGGCAGGCGGAATGCCTGAGTTTCCAAGAGGCACGGGAGCCGTTGGAAGCGGATTGTAGCGTCTCATCCGCAATGTCGTACCGCCATTTCGAGGCATAAGCTTCAAATCGGCAGGGACGTTGTGAATAAAATAGGGAACTGGCACGCTCAAAAGTTTATAAGAAAAACTTTGCTGAACCGGCGCTGCAATCACGCTTGTAGTTGTGATTGTCATTTATTTCCTAGGTTTATTACCTACCTAGCTTGCGAGCCTCTTGCATCTCTTGATAGTAATGATCTCGTCCTTCTTTGGTCAGCACCCTATCTCTTGTATAGGAATGTGCTTGATCTAGGGCAGACGATTTTTTCACTGCACTTGAGGAAAGGGGCTTCTTCTGATTCTCATCGATTTTTTTCATGTTCTCCTCGGCTTCTGCGTTCTTTTGAGGGCATAGACGTTTAGCTAGCCTATAAGCTGCTTCGGCTTGTTGAACAGGATCAGAAATCGAACGAATAGATTTCACTAGAGTAGGTTCGGTTTTCATTAAATGTTCTACGTTTTCCTCTGTAAGAACTTCGTCGAAATCCGAATACTTCATGCGCATGCGTTCTTCGACTTCAGCGGGATCTTTTTTACTCAAGGCTTCTTGGACGATCTTTCTGGCTTTCATCTCAGCAAGCCTTTCGGCTTGATGCATGGTCAGTAGATCATCTTTCGCTAGACCTCGAAGATCTGCATATTCATCCTCTTGCACAGGAGCTTTAATGGCTGTCTGAGCAGAGAGACGATCTTGCAGTTCTTGGATCATCCGCTTCTGTTCTTTCAGAGTCTGCCGAGTCTCTCGCCAGTTGACCTGGTTAGGGTCTTCTTTTGGAGGCTCAGCCTTTTGCTGAACAATTTCTTCCGCTTGTGGCTCGTCGACAGCCTGAGAAACTTCTTCCTCAACGACCGGATTTTCCGCATTAGTCATGTTCTTTCCTTCGAGAGAGGGGAAACTCTCAATACACCCTACGCACTTAGGCACGCGTCGCCTGAGTTCTGTATATTAAAATCTTTATTATTTGGCAAGACAGTTACGGGGAATAAGAAGGAATTTTCAATTTGCTCTTCTTGAAATCCTGGATGCACTTGACTAAGATAGGATCATAAACATCTTTGTTCTTTAATATAGTCTTCGAATCTTGTTCTGTAGGCAGAACCCATTCAAGTTTTAATTGGCTTTTCCGATTGTCATACGAATAAATTTCTTGATCCCAATCGGGTTCTGGACATGTCTGGCGTACGATGTATTTCCTACGAATAAAATTGATATGCGTAGGATCTTTCTTTGTAAAAACAGTGATAAAATAAACTGTAGCATAGTCTCTATGTTTGGCGATGATGCTATTCATCATCTGCTCAAAAGCCTTATGCTGATCGTCGATGATCTCCCCTACTTCAGGGGCTTTCGTCTCATCGTCATGAAGTTTTTGGATTAAATCAGATCGAATTTCTTTCAGGCAAACCGTCCAAAACGATCGCGTTTCTTATTTTTTACGCGCTTTTTTAAGACCGGAAATCGCACGCTCGGTTTCTTTTTTTTCTTTGGAGTAGTGCTTTTTATCTTTCTCCAGCTTATGTAGGCATCCCTTAATAATCTTAGCATGTGTCATCTTAGTGCATTTTTTTTAAGGTCTCAGCGAGTCGGGCGCGCTGGCCCATTTTGCCGCCTTTCTTGGCTGCGGCAGCGAGTTTCTTAGCAGGAATGGGCTGTCCTTTTTTGGCGCCTAAAGACCTTCTTAAAGCCCCGGGATGCTTTATCGCCTTTTGAATCCATTTCTTAGCCATCAATATCCTGACTGTATCCTGCGTTTCTGTAGGTCTTTCATATCCTGAAATTTCTTCGTAGCTTCGGAGGCTACTGAATTCTCAGACAAAGTACGGCCTAGTTGTGCCATCACCTTCTTTGCGATCTTAGTGAATTCGCCTTTTGGCCGTACCATAGCCATACTAAACTTTGCTGTTGGACAAATGTTTAGACGTCTCGCGAGTCATTTCCTCTGAAGCAGCGTCAATGCCACGAATCGTGTCATCTAGCTGTCCGCGCATGCCATGGGGATATTTTGGATAATATTTCATGGTTTCGCCTTGAGGCATATTTGCAAACTCAGAAGAGCCTGAAAAATACCCAGGATTGACATAATACGAACCGCCCCGACGTGGAGAGGTATCTGAATCATTATAGTGTCTTGCCATATCTAACCTCCTTTGGTTACTGCTTGCCCTTCATGGACAGCAATATGTAGACAATTTTTTAGTTAACAGATTAGAGATAATTAGACAAGACTTGAAAGAGAGAAAATGGTAAAATGTAGCGATATAGGGAGAAATTTATGGACTGGGGAATATTTTGGACAGCAATCGGATCTGCGGTAGGTACAATAGGACTCTTAGCGTCCCTTATTTTATATTTACATTCATCTCTGAAAGAAGATATAAAAGGAATCAAAGAAAACCTCAGAGATATTAAATTAGACACAAAAACTATAGATCAAAGACTCTCTCGCTTAGAAGGAGCCTTTGAGGAAAGAGGACGTTGGGAAGCAAGGAAAACAGGAACCGAAAAGTGAAAACAGCCTATTATCACCTAAAACCCCTCATCATCACGTTTGTCATATTCTTTTCGTTAGCTTTCCTGGGGATGTATTTGGAGGGAAGGTTTTTCCCCACAAAAATGCCCATAGGATTTTGCTAAGATATGTGGTGAAATGGATCAGGGGGATTTGCAGGGGGAGGAGGTTCTAAATGGATATGGATCAAATGCCCTACCCACCCAAATGGCCCGAATCCAGTCTGAATCTTCCCTTGAGCGATATCACTAAAGGAATTTTTGATAATGACACATATTCCCAAACCCTCAATTCTACGAATCATCTCTGCCGTTTCACCGTCAATATCGGCATCGTCCATGTCTAGCGTTACCGTCTCTGTGCATCCACCTATTGCGTCAATGTCCATGTTTACCTCCAATGCCGAAATATGGTAGGCTGTTGGCAGTCAAAACGCAAGGAGAAAAATGGCTAAGAAAGGGAAAAAAGAAAAAACACGCGGCAGAATCATCGTAGACACAATCGAATGGTATCTCATTGACGATGATCCCCCTCCTCTAAATATGCGGGTGCTTGTGCAGGACATAAATAGATGGATATGGTTCGGGACTTTGGAGTTTGAAACTGGCGAAAGAGATTCTCTTACTCATTGGACATTTACGAGCGACGAGGAGCCAGGAACACAGCCACTCTATTGGGCGTATGTGCCTGAAGGAGTCATGAACACCTCTGGGTGTGAACCTGCGGGATTGCCAAAAGATTGGGGGAGGATGGTTTAACAAAATGGAACAAAAATCAATTTCTAAAAATATTGAAAAAGCTGCAAAAGAATTAACAGAAGAGCTTTTCAAATCGGTAAAATTTCTAAGACATTCAAATATTTTAACTCCTGCACAAGCAAGAGACGCTTTGCTAAGAATTAAGGGTGATATTAAAGAATATGAAACAAAATGTTATTATTTTGATAAACACATACACATCAAGCCTGGAAAATATACGGAAAATATTAAACTATGCCAAGGGATTAATATAACTGGAGAAGAAAAAGATTTTTAGTCATGGAAGTCAAAGAAAAACCCTGCAAACATTGCTGGCAGATGAAATCTATTCAGGATTTTGCCATACACTTCAAAATGAAAGACGGCCACAAAAACATCTGCCACGAATGTATAAGAAAAGCCGATGAAAAAAACCATCCAATCGGAAGTCGGCGAGTTGATAGATCTACAAAATATGGGTGAAATGGAGAACGTTCAGGAGAAAATGATTTGGAGAAGAATTGATCGAGAACCTCTGGTAGATGAATTAAGAGTGCTTTTATGTTGCATAAACAAACATATCTATATTGGAGTTCGAGATGAATATGGATTTTACGATGACAATTGCCAGGAACTATATGATATCGTTTGGTGGGCGTATCTTCCAGAACCCCCATATTTTTACGATACGATAATTACGAATGACGAATGGGTAACTTTAGCCATGAAACAGAAATCTTCCGCCTTTACGAGAGAGTAGTTCAAAGCAACTTATACCTAGTTATACTAGGTTATACATGATTTCGAGTATAACTAAGGCAGGGAATGGTGCGGTATGGTGAGGCCAGGTCGGGTAAGGTGTGGTAAGGTAAGGTTTAAGTCACGCTAGGAGAATCTGAAATATCAACGCCGGCAGCCTCTGCGGAATCCTCCTGAAGAGCCTTCAAGATGTCCACCATTTTCTGCAACTGATCCAGATCCATTGTCTGAAGCTCTTTTGCGGCTCTGATCTGATCCAGATTCCCTGATTGAATATCTTTGATGGCAGCGGCTCTTCTCTCGACGGCGAGAGCCTGATTCTCATGAACTCTCGATGCTCTCTCCATACCAAGACCCTGATTGGCGATGGCTCTAGCATGCATCTCCTCTGATCTTGCCTGGATCTCTTGCAGCTCTGCCTGCTGTCTCTGCTGTTGTATCTGCGCCGCTTGCTCTGCTTGCTGTTGGAGCGTTTCAAGGAGTTTGTCTTTGTCTTGGAGGGTGGAAAGACGCAGGATGTACTCATCTGGAATGGGCATTCCCAGCTCTCGGAGATAGATGGTTTGCTGGAAGGCAAGCTGTCTCTGAGTAGACGTATTGACGCCTTCTTCCACGACGCAGTCGTATTTCCCAAAGTTCTTGGTGTAGAACTCCTCAGCGGGAGACTCATTTAGGATTCTCATGATCTTGCCGGGCGTCCAGTTGCTCTGGATGAGTTCTATTTCAAGCTCCCCTACTAGTTTCAGAGCGAGATCCCATTGATCGAAAACCTTCTGGAGAGTTACCAACCCCGCTCCCTGACGCAGCATAGAAAGAATCCCGGCCTTGTCATCTTGAGCCTGCCCTAGCAGTTCTTCGTTGATGCCTGTAACCCTTGGGATCAGCGCCTGGAGCTGATCTGCTAACTGCATAAGCTCAGGCCTCGGAGCTGGGGGCTGGATCTGCTGAACCGCTTCCCCAATTTGATATTCCTCTTTGATGGCAAGACCTTTGCCCTGTCCCGTGAGGAAGACGTCGTTGGGATTTACGAGGGCATTTTCCTTGTAAATCCATCCCGAGGCCACGGTAGATTCCGCAATGTCGAGGTTGATGATCATTCTACGGTTAAATAGGTACTGAGAATCGCGCATATCGCGGACAAGGCCACGAATCCGCCAAGGATAATAAGCAATTTGTGGGTCATAATAAAAAGGCACCATTACAAATGGGTATCGGTCGATGCCCATAGGATTTAGGCCGTGGTACATCGTCTGGCCATTGAGCAAGATAGCTAACTTCACCGTCGGCACTTCTTGGTTGATGAGGCGCACATGGGGAAAGTCATTGACAAATGACTCTACCCTCTCTTCGCTTCCCTTCCACTCCATCACTTCTCCATTCGTGGTGTCGACGAGGAGTTGTCTCGTGCGCATATCCCGATAGTAAAATTCGTCGTAGATCAGGAGGTTTCTCTGGGAGTAGTTATAGCTCTCAGGGAGGAACTGGAATTTCCCATCTTTGTTGTAGGAGCCAGACATGGCCATGATTTCTTTCTTCCTATCTGGCATAAGGGAAATGGCCTCATTGTGAGTAAGATATTTCCTGATCCAGATCTTCGAGCAGTCGGAGAGATCCTGCTTGCGCATGTAAGGATCGATGAGAAAGGAATTGTAGGAGAGATTGTCGAATTTTATGTCCCCATTGATGGGATCGGACCGGAAGTCCATGTAGCAGTGCAAAAGGTTCATCCCTGTCGTCACTGCACCATCGCAGGCTTCTGAGAAGACATTCCCCAGATTTGCATAGTTATTTGCCCATACAAGGCATTTGGAGTACTGCTGGGCTGCTGACTCATCTGCACCCTCGATAGGCGTCGCAATGGGCTGCTTTCGGTGCTGGCGCTGGTATCCCGTGATCATATTGCACGGAGTGTTGATGATGTTGAAGTTGAAGTCTCGGCGGCGGTAGGCTGGGAGGTTTCCGTAGATGTCATTCCAGAGGGTTTGATCGCCTGCTCTAAACCTGGAATCAATGTCTGCTTCTGACCAGAAGGAGATGTTTACAGAAATCATCTCTGCGTATGCATCGTTCAACATTTTCTGTAGAGAATAATCAGTATCGATGTAATATTTAGGATCAAGGCGAGGAAATGCTGACATTATGCCTATCTTGTTAAAAAATCAGCTATACATCAAAACTTTATTTTATTCAAGGAGGGCAAGATGAAGTTAAAATATATTCTTGTAATGGGACTTGGAATGCTTATTTCATTCATTTTGATGGCGGCATATGCAGCTATCGCATCTCAATAGAGGACATCATGGATATAGACAAAGAAGTTGAAGAATTTAAAGAAAAATTCGGAATAACTTACGAAAAAGAAGTGTTACACCTTACTGATAGCCTCATAGATCTTCTAAATGGTCGTCCGCATCGCCACCATCTTCTAAATCTCGACGCTTTAACACAGTGTATTTGTTCTGTTTGCGATATGGCAGACATGACGCCTACGGAATTTGAAAAGAATATGAAAATACTTTCTAAACATTATGCTAAAATATATAAAAGAGAGCGCGAGAATCCTACAGAAGACTCGTATGCTGACGATTGCTCAGGAGATTAAATTTCACCGGTGAGTATTCTTATCGAACGGCCCTCCAAACCTCTTCCCGTATGCCACCTCATTCCATCTGCGATCGACGTCATCAGCTGTTGACCTACTCGCTGGCTTTTTGAAGAAGTGGGTATACAGGGCATATCGCTGCGCATCGCAAAGGTGATCATTTTCCTTAAGGGGTCTATCCTCCCCTCTTGTAATGCTTTTGTCATCCCAGCGATAAGTGGAATATTCTGCGATAGCGTTTTTGCAGGCGCGGCTAACTTTATATGTCCCCAAAGATAGGAGTTTTGACTGATACCTGATACCATCCAAGACATCATTTTCTGCATCATATAACCTCTCAACTTTTTGGCTTCTGAGTTCAGCGCGGAAACTCGCTGCGCTTGGATCAAGGTATATCGCTTGTACATTTTTTCCCGCAATGAATTTTTTTAGATCCTGAGCGAATTCCGCATCTGTCTTCTGCCTATTTGTCTTCCTAGAATCCCAATAATACTCCCCTTCCATCCAAATGTTTGGGAAGGTCGAACTATTATATCCTATCAGGGCAAAAGCCGTAGGATTCGTCGTCCCATAATCAGCTCCAACGATATAATATTCTGCGACGCTAGGGGGTAAAACCAGGGTATGGTGCTCCATATCGAAGAAATCATAGATAGTTCCCTCGGCCAGAACCCACATCCCCTCTATGTATCTCTTGTACCAAAGTCCCTTGTATTCCTTTCTGAGCCTATCCTTGTAGGTGACCTCTAGGCTTGGATTGTCATCCATCAAAAACTTCCAAGACTTGATGTGCTTGGAATTTCCCTTGTTCAACTCCTCTTCCCTGTCCAAGAAGTTCGTTTTAAGCCAATGGAAGGGCGAGTCTGGGTTCGTAGTCATGAAGAGCTGCGATCCTGGCACAGAGAGCCTAGAAAGCAGCATATTGAAGAAGTTTTCAGGGATGAGGGTAGCTTCATCCACATACGCCCCGGAAAGAGTACTCCCCTGAATCTTCCCCTGCGCCCTCTCATCGTTTGCTCCTACCAGATAAATCGTCCTTCCCCAGAGGTGCAGTTCCTGTTTCCCTGCATAATATTCTGCCTCCGCCCCAATATAATCGCACATGAGCTTGACGATGTTGCGGTAAAGGGAGGTGTTGGTCTTGCCTATCATCATGAAATCCCCAGGAGGCCCCTTCAAGATATATTCTATCCACCTAATCATCGAAGCATGCGACTTTCCCGACCTGACAGCCCCATGCCAGATGTTGAGCCTATGATTTGACTCTTTGAAGGAAAGGGCTTGCTTTTTGCTGAGCTTCTGAAGAAAATAAGACTGAGATGCAGACTCCATTGGAACCATAAACCTCTAAATAACTCAAATGTCTATTTTATGACCACAGATCCACAAACAACCATCATGGAAAAAGAATTCCTTAAATCTCAAAATCTATTGGAAAAAATAGTAGATCTCTTGCGCAAAGAAAACCTCCCTATTGATGACACCCTCTTTGCCTTGGGATCTATTTACCATAGCCTTTTACTCCAACTCAAGATTAACCCTGAACAATACAAAAGAATGAGAGAGCTTTGGGAAGAGGACTATAAAAAGAAATATTCCACCCAAACCCACGAAATTGAGGTCTAACCCCGTGTTTTGGAGCACTTTTTTAACAAACCTTTACACTTGAGATTAATTTCAATGTCTGTTAAATTTTTTACATGAAACCAATTAGACCAACCACCGAAAACGCCACCACACGTTTTATACTTTTTCGCAAGATAGACGAACTCATAGAAGAACAAATCCCCCTCGTCGGAACAGAATACACCCTCTGGAGCATCATCGCCTCCGCAGTAACCAAAATCCTCGAGAAAACATCAAATCCCGAAGAGGCACAGAACATTATCGACGCAGGCATCCTCTGCGGCAAACAAACCTATGAATTTAAACAATCCTGCCCCCCTAAAAAAGAAGAGGAGCTGTAAGTCTAACCATCTTTCGCAGATCTTTACACTTGAGATTAATCCTGGAAAGGGTATAATTTTAGGGAAAGGAGAAACATGCACTGGATATCAGAAAACCTAAACATCCTAGCCACTCTCGGCTCAGCCCTAGCCGTATACTATGCCCTAAAAAGAGCGGCCAGCAAAGAAGTCGCCGCCCTGAAAACTCAAATCAAACCAGAGTTTGAAAAAATAGACACTCAATTAAAAGGACTAGACACCAGAATTGCCAACCTCGAAGCAGGCTTTCGGATTTTACTAGACTACTTACTAGGAAATAAGACCGGTACGGGGAAATAAGTCTAAAGGCGGGGATTTGGGAGAGTTCTTGGCGGGATCTTAACGGAGAGGGGTCGTGTGTGGGAGGGGGATAGGAGGTCCTTATTACTATCTCACCCCCCACCCCCCCTTCCCCGATCGACCTATCAAGAATTCCGTACGTACCAACTCAATCTTTGATTGATTATCCTCAGTCCTGCTCCCGCAACACGGACAACCAAAGGGTTTAGTTGTCAACCTCGTCGTTGCCATCTAGCTGCCCGTCTAATCGACTATCGTCGTTTAGGCTACCCTCACCCCCTGATGGCTGAGATGAGCCATCTAATGGCACGCCATCGCGTAGCTTGTCAAACTCAAGCAGTAGTAAAGACTTTAGTTGACTCTCTTGGCTTTGCTTATAGATAGGAGCTGTCTTATTAAGGTGATTTATGATGATCTGCGTGTCGGGTTCGTAATACCTTTTATATTTGACACGTTTAATTCTACCTTGTTCGTCTATTAGTTCTTTCTCATCATATTCGTGATAACCAGTTGCCTTTTTAATTGCACTTTTATTAACAGCATAATGTAGGCTGTTGCGGCCGTCTCTGACAGACTCAGCAAAAGGAGGGTATTTTTGAACCCATTGATAAAAAGTCTCCTCCGAAATCCCCAACCTTTCCATACAATCTTTGTTGTTTCCCCCAAAGCCCAAAGTAAGTTTTACTATCTCACAGCACTCGGGTTTATATGTAGTTGGGCGTCCTCGAGGCCTAACGGGCGGAAGGTTATCGGTCCGTTTACGTTGTCGTCCTCTTTTGGGCTTATACATTCTTGGCATAGTAAATACTTTGGTTATGACTTGAGCAATAGCAAAAAAAGAAATTAAAAGAAAGATTAGGTATTGTGGATAAGGTGAGGTTTTGGTAAGATATGGGATATCTGGGATTGTCCTGGAGGAAAAAACAAAAAGGAGAAAACTTATGTTAATTACGAAAAAACTACCGTCCACTTTTTTGAAAGATACCAGTTTTGGTTGTTATGTATTTTGCGATAAATACATTAGCAATGGCGCTTGGGCAATAGAGAGGTGTTTAATTAAAGACTCATATCAATATTGTCCGCCAAATAAAGAAAAAAGATATGACGTAAATCGCCTATTTAAGAGATTTGAGGGAGCGCAAGATTTGCGCACTTACAATATCACAGGTAAATTGTTTGATCTAAATTTCTGTAGAAAAAGTTCTAAAAAGCTACGTCCACAATTTGTGCGTATATTTGCAAGCGGAGAACAAGAGGTTTTGTTTAGCGAAGCAGCTATACAATTTTTTGGAATAACAGAGTTACAGGGAAACGACTTAAATAACGCTTTTATCGGACTTAATGGCATGTTTATAATCGTGCCGATGCGAAAGACAGAAAACGTTTAGTCCTCTTTCCGTCCATGAGACTCATGGGCGGAGGGATGGGTTAACCATCAAAAACAAAACAAAAGGAGAAAACAAATGAAGCCTTATAAAAAAGAAGCTGGTAACTTAAATGATTATAAATTTCATTACCAGTCTATTGCTGGATGGGATCCAGATGGTTTGACTAAAAAAAGCGACAGTCCGTCCCATTTATTACAAATATTAATTGATTGTGTCTATCCTGAGCAGTGCGAATATTCGCTCGAAGACTGTGAATTATATATTGCAAATTTAGAATAGTCCCCTTTCCGCTTTTGAGCTTATCAAGGGCGGAGGGATGGATTAACCATCAAAAACAAAACAAAAGGAAAGTTATGGGATATAGTTGTACACAATCCGCACGAATCGTATGGGATAAAATCATGGAGCAAACCTTGTTCCAAATAGATCATATTGATTATAAATATTTTGCTGAAATTGGGCGTGAAAATACAGACGGGGCCATGACTGGTGAAGTATGGCTGATTACAGGCTCCCGTTTTGTAGATTCGGACGGCAATACGAGAGTCCCCGCCAGAAAGATGGGGCATTTCCGGATTGCTAAGAATGGGAAAATCGAGAGGTTTCCTGGATTGCCAAAGTGTTCTTGGGGAATTTTTGAAAGGACCGTTTAGTTCTCTTTCCTCCCTCGAGCTATCGAGGGGGGAGGGATGGATTAACCATCGAAACAAAACAAAAAGGGAATTTTATGCACAAAGAATTTACAGAACAAGAGCGACAAGATTTCGCAAAAAAACTATGGGAACGTGAAGTGATTCAAAATGCTTCTTTTCTTGTGGACTATTTATTTCGGGCAGGAGCAATCATCTGCGATGACGTAATAAACGAATATGATGAAAATGAATGTTCAAAAGAAATATTCGAATGGTATCAGTTAACTGAATGGTTGACCAAAAAGCTCGAGGCCAAGGGGGAAGTGGTTATGTATACTGATTTCGGGGATTTTTGGGGAAGAACAACTTGCGGGCAACTTGTCTTTCTCGACGAGGTTTTGCAAGCTATTGCTATTGAAGTTTACAAATAGGAGATTTATGGAAAACAAAAGGAAAGTTATGGAATTAGTTTTAAACGAGGCAATTGACGGGTTTTTGAAACTTGAAATTGATATGTGTCTTGCTAAAGTAAATTTAGATCAACTTTACCTAAACGGTAGTGATTTAAATATAGAAATTTATAGAGAAGAGCTTAACCACTATAGAGATTTTTTATTCTATGCACAAACAGCAATGCATTTTTTAAAAGACACTTCTGATTCTTTTGAAAAAATGAAATTGGAGAGTTTGAAAAGGCTAAGTATCAAAAAAGGAATTTTATGAGCAAAGAAGTAAGAGCGAGG